CTTTTGCTAATCAGGCATTTAATTTAGCCAATACTGCCAATATAACTGCTGAAGCCGGATTTGCGAGAGCAAATGCCGCCAATGTCTTAGCACAGGCTGCTTTCAATCAAGCGAATACTGCCAATATCAAAATTGATTCTGGATATGCATTTGCTAATATTGTAAATATTAAAGTCGATTCGGCATTTGCATTTGCCAACATCGCAAACATTAAAGTCGATTCGGCATTTGCATTTAGTAACACCGTAAACATTAAAACTGATGCGGCTTTTGTTAAAGCCAATGCAGCTTTAGCAAATACTGGAACAAGCGTAACTGCAAATGGTTTAACAGTTTACACTTTTGCAAATACCACAGTTTCTACATCTAACACAACAGGTGCAGTAATTATATCAGGTGGTGTTGGTGTCAAAGGTAATATCTATGCAGATGCAGTCTATGATGGTGGTGTTGAAGTAATTGCATTTGCTAATCAGGCATTTAATTTAGCCAATACCGCAAATATTACCGCAGAAGCTGCATATGCTTTTGCTAATACAGTTAATATCAAAGTTGATTCTGCATTTGCGTTTTCAAATACTGTTAACATTAAAACAGATGCGGCTTTTGTTCGAGCAAACGCAGCTAATGTTCTTGCACAAGCCGCTTTTGATAAAGCAAATCAAACCGCACAATTAGCATTTACAACTGTATCTGCAAATGGTGTCTCTGCGGTTGCCGATGCGAACAATGATACTCTAACTCTTACACCTGCAAATGGTATTGGTATTTTTGCTAATGCAACAACCGATACAATTACAATCAATTTAAATCCAACAGGTGTGACAACAGGCACTTATGGTGGTGCCACACAAATTCCTACATTTGCCGTTGATGCACAAGGTCGTTTAACATCAGCCGGCAATGTTTCAATTTCAACCACTCTCAATATTGCTGCCGATACAGGAACAAATACTGTACCATTAGCAACTGACACCCTCACATTTGTTGGTGGTGACGGCATTACATCATCAATAGGACCAACAGACAATGTTAGGTTTGATGTTGATAATACTGTTATTCGAACAATCGGTAATCAAACAATTACTGGCAATCTTTCAGTATCATCTGTTAATGTAACAAACACAACGGTATCAACATCTACAACAACTGGTGCATTAACTGTTGCTGGTGGTCTTGGTGTTGCAGGTAATGTATATGCCAATGCCATTTACGATGGCGGTGTAGAAATTTTAACTTATACACAAGCTGCTTTTGATAAAGCAAATCAAACTGCACAATTAGCATTTACAACTGTATCTGCGAATGGAACAAGTCTTGTTGCAGATGCAAATAATGACACATTAACAATTACTGCGGCAGTTGCAAATGGTATTCAAATTCTTGCAAATGCAACTTCTGATACATTAGACATAGGGCTAAAACCATCTGGCGTCACCGCAGGAACTTATGGTAATACATCTACTGCCGTAACAATCACAATCGACCAATTTGGTAGAATTACTTCGGTTAGTCAAACGGCAATTACGGCGGTTGAAACAGACCCTCTCGCTTTAGCATATGCAATAGCACTAGGATAAAAAATGGCAACAATTTCAACCAGAGCACAATTTAAAGACTATTGTTTGCGCCGTCTAGGATTTCCTGTCATTCAGATTAATGTGGATGATGACCAAGTTGAGGATAGAATAGACGATGCGTTAGCATTTTTCAACGACTATCATTGGGATGGTGTTGAAAAAATGTATATGAAACACAAAATTACGGCAGAAGATATTTCTCGCCGTTGGATTTACGCACCTGATGCGGTTACATTTGTGACTGGTGTTTTGCCATTTGATGATTCCAATTCATCAATCAATATGTTTGACTTGCGTTATCAATTGCGTTTGCATGACCTTTATGACTTTACATCGGTGTCTTATGTGTCATATGAAATCACCATGCAACACATTCGTTCATTGCAACTATTGTTTTCTGGCACACCGCAATTTCGCTTCAATCGTCATATGAATAAATTGTTCCTTGACATTGATTGGGACAGAGATTTGCAAGAAGGTGAATATGTTGTTGTTGAATGTTATCGTAAACTAAGACCAGATTCAATTACACTAACAGGTGCAGTTACAGGCAACACATCTTCAAATACTTTACTTGGGTACGGCACAATTTTTGACCAAGAAGTTTTAGAAAATGACTTCATCGTAATTGATGGTCAATCAAAACAAATTCGTAACATTAACTCATCAACACAAATTACATTAGTTGGTCCAATGAGTGCAAATGTGAACAATGTTTCAGTCACCATATCAGGCATCTCTGATATTTGGAATGACCGCTTTATGAAAAAATATACCACCGCATTGATTAAAAAACAATGGGGTAACAACCTTAAAAAGTTTGGTGGTATTCAAATGCCTGGTGGCGTTACATTAAATGGTAAAGAAATATACGATGAAGCCGCAGAAGAAATAAAAGAGATTGAAGAAGAAATGTATAACTTCAATAGTCTCCCAAGCGAAATCTTTACTGGATAATAATGAATGCCTACCAATTTTTACTTCAATAACTTTCCTCTTGAGCAGATTACCTCAGAGCAATTGCTCGTTGAGGATTTGGTCATTGAAGCCATGCAAATCTATGGCATGGATGTTTATTATCTTCCCAGAACAGTAAGAGCAGGTAATGAAATAGATTATCTGTATGGTGAAGATACACTTAAAGAATATAAAACTGCATACCAAATTGAGATGTATCTCGAAAATGTTTCGGGTATGGATGGTGAACAAGACTTCATTTCTAAATTTGGTTTAGAGATTCGAGATGAAGTATCATTATTGGTATCTCGCCGCAGATTTAATTACTCAGTAGGTGCTGCAAATTTATTGCATCCTAGAGAAGGTGATTTAGTTTATATTCCTTTGGTGCAAAACTTTTTTGAAATTACATTTGTTGAACATGAAAATGACCAAGCAATGTATTACACATTAGGTCGTGGTCGTGGCGGTAATGTTTATGTTTATGCATTAAAACTTAAACAGTTTGTATTTTCAAACGAAATTATTTCTACTGGTATTGATGAAATCGATGAACAAATTCGTGATAACTATACCAGAAGTCAACTTACAATGTCTGCCTCTGTTGGTTCAGGAACTTATACCTTAGATGAAATTGTATTTCAATCACCAGACAGAACATTGGCCAATGCAACCGCTCAAGCAATCGTTCATGCATGGTCAACAAGTCCAACTAGAAAATTGGATGTTTATCGGGTAATTGGTACTTTTGCTAATGCATCAAACACAATAGGTGCAACATCAGGTGCATATTACAGAACATCTGGTACAATCAATGATGATGCATTTGATAACAATGCATTTGAAGATATTATTGACAACAAGAGAATTGAAACTGAATCCGATTCAATCATTGACTTTACAGAAGTTAACCCATTTGGTGAAGCATAATGTTAGGTAATTCACATTTTTATAATCGCACAATTCGCAAAATTGTGGTTGGATTTGGAACAATTTTTAATGACATTTATCTTCAAAGATATAATAAGTCAGGGTCAACTGCGTATGAAAAATTTAAAGTTCCTCTTTCATATGGTGCCAAAGAAAAATATTTAACTCGTATTACTTCAGACCCAACTTTGATGAAATCTATCAATACCTTGGTGCCTCGTATTTCTTTTGAACTGACAGGTATTAGTTATGATTCTGGAAGAAAACAAATATCAACATTACAAAATTTTAATAATTCTACCACAGGTTTAAAAACACAATATTTACCTGTTCCATATGATTTTAATTTTTCATTGTCAATCTATGTTCGTAACACAGAAGATGGCACTCAAATCATAGAACAAATTTTGCCATTTTTTACACCAGACTTTACTGTTTCAGTAAACTTTATAAGTGAGATGGGTAAAAAATATGACATGCCCATTATTTTAAATTCTGTAAACACGACAACAGATTATGAAGGTGACATGATGAGCACCCGATTAATTATTTGGGATTTAGAGTTTACAGTAAAATCATTTTTA